GGATGTAGATACAAAAGCAGACGATCACGCATATGATGCGTTGAGATATATGATGATGGTGCGGTCTTTGCACAATGCAAGTACACCGTACTATTCTAGCAGGCAGATGCAACGATATGTGCCGGAAAATGAGGTATTTGGATACTGATGGTTGATAATATAGTTAAAGAACTAGGGTTAGAGGATATTGGTGAATCAGAATTACCAAGAGCAGACACTCCGTTTAACCAATCTTTAGATCAAAAAGCAAGTTTAGATGATACAAGTAAAGCTACAGGAACAGCAATTAGTAATGTTAAAAAAGCTTTAAATGAATATAAGATAAAAGGTAAACTAATAGGGGACATGACTCCTAGAGAACTATCAACCCGTGGAAAAGTTTGGAAAAAAATTATTTTAGACAATGATGATTTTAGTCCGTCACAAAGAATGAATATGATTAAAATAATTAATACTGAATTTAAAGCTGCTGAAATGCACATCTCTGACGGAAAATTAACAAAACTTTTAAAAGATGTAGTAGGAGAAGATAAATATAATTCTTTAACAAACTGGGATAAGATGCGAGCTAGAAAAGGCGTAGCTATTCCTGATAATTTTTATAAAAAAATGCCTCAAGTAATACGTGGTTTAACTGGTGAATCTAAAAATTTAGCAGGTATAATGCTTTATGGAGGATTTAGACCAAATGATTTTGCAAATGTTAAGATAGAAAATATAAATCTTTCTGAAGGTGTAATTAGAGATGTAACAATAAAAGGTAAATCCGTTACTATTGTTATGCCAGATATGGTAAAAGATATAGTAAAACAACAAATAGGAAATAGAGAAGCTGGATTTTTATTTAAAGTAAATAATGCAGGCGAAATAATGAGTTCTACGTTTACCCCAATTAAAGAAGCATTAAAAAATGCATTTCCAGAAAAATTAAAAACATATCGCCCTTTTGCTGGTAAAATTACAGAAAACGATGCAGGATTAAAGTTATTTAGAAATGCTAATGAAACTCTTTGGAATGAGTTAGAGATACCAGACAAAGATAAAATACGGGCTATTATGACAGGAAGAATGTCTTCTAGTGAAGCAGAAGCGTATGGTTTAGATAGAACATCAATTAGAAAATACCGAAATGCAAGCAGAATAGTTTTAGCAAAAAATATTGGTTATTCTGGAGTTAGTAGTGTTGCACAAACTATTAGAAATATTGGTTATAATTTAACAGCTTTTAGTAATGTAGCAAAAAGAATACCGATCACAGCAACTAATTTAGTAGACGAAGTTTTTACAGACCTATTGAGTAGTGGGTTTATAAGAAATTTAGATAAAACAAAAAAACCACTGTTAGATGAAATACCAGTTGTAGATGAAAAATTATCTAAGTTAGTAGCAGATGCTTCTGATGCCGATATGGAAGAGTATATAGAGACTAAAAAATATGATGCTGCAAAAACAAAAGAAAAGAGATTAAAAACAGAAGAAGATATAGATAAACTTCTTGAAGATAAGAAAAAAATTAAATTAAATCAAAATCAAGAAAACTTAAAAAAGAAAATAAATTTAGGAAATATTTCAAAAAAATTAGCTGTACCTGCTATGTTAGCTACAGGATTTGGCCTTATGCCTGAAGGCGAAGCAGCCTTTGATCCAAATATTCCAGCAGATTCAGAACCTGAATTTAACCCAACAGATCTTCTTTTTCCTATGGCATTTGAACCAAAAAGTTTTCCTAACGAAATGTTTGAGATGCAAGACTATAATCCTGAAGAATATGCAAGACAATTAAGGTTATCAAAAATTAAAAAAGAATTAGGAATAGAAGGTGGTGAACTTATGCCACAACAGTCTGAAGAAGGAGAAGACTTAATACAAGAAGAGATGACAAATCTCGGATTTTAACAACAACCAACCAAAAGGAGGCAATTATGCCACAAGGAGTAAAAGAAGCTTACAAATCTGGTTATATTTTAGGCCAAATGAGTAAACAAGGAGATATGAATGAAGCTAACGAAAGCTCATTACATCGTGAAGGTTTAGATGGAAGCATTGCTGGTGCTAATGCTGGTACTATTAGCGGACCATTTCAATCAACACAGGATGCTAAATCTGTATCATCTAACCAAACAGGTGCATTAGGTACAGTAATGGGTGCTTCAAAGTACATACCATAACATAGAGGGAACAGTATGTCTGATCCAATTGATTTAACAGAAGAAATGTCTGAAAGTTCTGGAGTTGTAGGACTAATTCAAGAACGTATGCGTAGTGCTGAAGATGGTAGACAAACCCATGAAGAACGTTGGTTAAAAGCGTATAAAAACTTTAGGGGAGTGTATGACTCTTCTACACAATATACAAGCACAGAAAAGTCTAAGGTATTTATAAAAATAACTAAGACTAAAGTACTTGCTGCATACGGTCAAATTGTAGATATTTTATTTGCTAATAAAAAATTTCCAATTAATATAGAGTCTACTCCAGTACCAGAAGGTATTGCTGAATTTGCTCACTTACGAACTCCTGCAGATGAGTTATCAGAACCATTTGGTTATGAGGGAGATGGTAGGGAATTAAATCCGGGTGCTTTAGAAGCATCCCAACCTAATTTAGACGTTTTAGGTTCATTAGGTGCTAAGTTTGGAGAAAATCCTCCAATAGTAGAGGGCCCGGCAAAAATTGGTGAGCCACAAATATCTCCAGCAAAATCAGCTGCATTAAAAATGGAAAAAATTATACATGATCAGCTCACTGACAGTAATGCCGTAAATGTTTTACGTCATGCAATATTTGAGTCTAGCCTTCTTGGTACAGGAATTGTAAAAGGCCCATTTAATTTTGGTAAAACGGTGCATCAATGGGAAACTACTCCTGAAGGAAAGATGTATATGCCTTATGATAAACTTGTACCACGCATTGAGGCTGTAAGCATTTGGGATGTATATCCTGATCCATCTGCAACACACATAGATGATTGTGAGTATGTAATACAACGTCATAAAATGAACCGTTCTCAATTACGTAATCTTATGAGTATGCCTATGTTTGATCCTGAAGCAATACGAGAAGTTATTGCTGGGGGTGGTAATTATCAAGAAAAGTATTTTGAGGATACAATTCGTGATGACGAAAATGAGCCATATACTGAACATGAGCGTTATGAAGTGTTAGAATATTGGGGAATACTTGATGCAACTATTGCTCAAATGATAGGCATTGAAGGTGCAGATAAGTTAGACCCTTTAGATCAAGCACAGGTAAACATCTGGATTTCTGGTGGACAAGTTTTACGAGCTTGTGCTAACCCATTTACTCCAACAAGAATGCCATATTATGCATTTCCATATGAACTTAGCCCATACCAAATCTGGGGTGTAGGTGTACCAGAAAACATGGAAGATGCACAAATGTTAATGAATGGTCATGTACGTATGGCTATAGATAATTTAGCACTTGCTGGCAACCTTGTATTTGATGTAGATGAGACATCACTTGTACCCGGACAAAATTATGACATTTTTCCCGGAAAAGTGTTTAGAAGACAGTCAGGAGTTACTGGAACCGCTGTAAATGGCATAAAATTTCCTAGTACTGCTGGTGAAAACATACAAATGTATGACAAAGCAAGGCAACTTGCCGATGAGGAGACAGGTATACCAAGCATTATGCATGGTCAAACGGGAGTAACAGGCACAGGAAGAACAGCAGCAGGACTATCTATGTTGCTTGGTTCTTCAGGATTATCTATAAAGACAGTTATTAAAAATATAGATGATTATTTACTTAAACCTATGGGAGAGGCTTTCTTCCAATGGAACATGCAATTTAATGAAGATGACCCTGATATAATTGGTGATCTTGAAATTAAACCAAAAGGAACAGCTTCTGTAATGCAAAAAGAAGTACGTTCACAACGATTAACTATGTTATTACAGACTGTAGCTAATCCAATGCTTGCACCATTTATTAAGATACCAAACCTGTTAAAAGAACTGGCTATATCACAGGATATTGATCCTGACAGCTTAGTAAACGATGTAAACGAGGCACAGATATACGCTGAAATACTCAAAGGATTACAAAATGCCCAACAACCTGAAGGACCCGAAGGACCCGCTCAAGGGCCTAGCCCCGCTACTGGGGCAGGACAAACTGGAATGGGAGGTGTTGGAGGAGTACCTCAAGAACCTCCACAAACAAACCTTAACGGCACTGGTAATGGCACCATCGGAACTGGAGGTGTACCGTCTGCAGGGGAAAGCGGGTTTACTGGAAATGCTCCTCAATTTGAAGAATAATTTTAAGGAAATGAAACGCTAGTGGCACGAACAGAGCAAGAATTTTTAGATACATTTGAATCGGGTACTGTTGCTTTAGATACAGGTGCTATTAATATGCCTGTAGATAAATTTTCTAATAGATTTGGGATAACCGAACAAGAAGAAACTCTTAGTAGGGTGCTTCCTGAAGAATATAAATTAAGTGATGTAAACACTATTAAATTAAAAGAACAAGGAAATATTTCTGTAAAATTAAGACCGAAAGATTTGTTTGAAGGAACCTTAACAGACATAGAAGATGAAGATGCAAAATCTTTATTAGATAAAGTAACTTCTAGATATAAAACACCTACAAGTTTTTCTTCTGTAGAAGAAATAACTCCAGATATTAAAGAAGGTGATCGTGTATCTGTAAATCCATTAGGTAGAAGTGGTCAAGAAACTGCTGAAGATGTAGTTCAAGAAGAGTACAGAGGTGAAAGACCACCCTCACAAGGTTTAGATCCAGACCTTGACCCTTTAACAGACTATTTGTATGATAAAGGAAAAGATTTATACAACTATATTTTTCATTCTCACGATGTATCTAATTTGTCTACAGTGGGATCATATAATGTAGATAATTTAAAGTACACAATGGGCATTCCTACAGGATTAGGAACAACAGCAAGTCAATCTAGTATAGGTTTAAGTAGTGCTCCTCCAGCATCACTAGCAGGTAGTAATTTTAGTAGGCCCACAATGCAATATTCCTCCCTTGCTTCTTCAGGTATATCTGCTTTTGCTAACGTAGGATTATCTGTTCCGGCTGGAACTGTTACTGGTTTAGGAACACAAGCAACAGTAGGGGCTGCTGGAGCTCCGGGATTTTCTACGGGTTTAAGAGGAACTACTCCCCCAACATCTACAGCTAGTTCTGCTATTGGTTCAGCTGCATCCTTGTACGGAATATATTCTGGAATAAAAGAAAAAGATTATTTTAGTGCGGGACTATCCCTTATGACACTTATTAACCCTGCAACAGCTGTGCCAGTGGCTATTTTACACGCAGCAAAATTTGCATTAAGCAGCCTTTTTGGAGGAAGTAGACCTAAACAACCATTTGGTGGTGTTGATCTAAAAGCAAGTTCTAATAAGTTAATGACTACAAGAGGATATGGTTACAATGCCTATAGGAGAGAAACAGGACAAGCTGTAGGGGCAAGTATAGCTGACTATGTAAATCAATATGTAAAAGACTTTGGATTACAATTTAATGGTAATCGTTGGGGAAAATTTCTTCAAGAAAACCCTAGGTTAGAAAGATACGATAGCACTGGAGAAACTGGATATTCCGATCCTAGTACAATGATTCGTGCAATACTTGAAACACAGGGAATGGTTACAGGAACTCCAACGTATAACGGACAACCAATTACTAGCCAAGAAGATTATAAAGCAAAAATGGAAGATTTTAATAAGAGGTATCAAGATATGGCTTATAAAAATGGTGGACTAGTAGATCCTGTAGGTGCAGGAATAAATGTTCCATTATCTGGAGAATTTACTACAGTATCAACAAGAACAGATACTGGAAGACCAGACCCAAATAGTCCATTAGATTATTATGGTCGCCATACACAAAATATAGTTTCTTATGGAGAACGACCAGCTACATTATTTGAAATGTTACATAAAAATCTTACGGGATCGTATACCATATAATAATTAAAGGAAAAACAATGTTAAGTTTTTTAGGACCAATAGTAAGTTTAGTTAGTGCACCTGTAAAATCATACATGGAAGAACGCACAGCTAAAGTTAAATCAAAAGCAAAAATAGCAGAAGCAAAAGTGGATGCAGAAATAAGACGCATTGAAAAGACAGCTGATTCAGAAATAAATTATGACATAGAAGCATTGAAACAACAACAGTACAGCTACAAAGATGAATTTGCTTTACTAGTAATAACCATGCCGTTTATCGGATCATTTCTTCCTTGGACACAAGAGTATGTTATGCTTGGATGGGAATACGTATCCAATGCACCAGAATGGTACAGCTATACATTTATCGGTGCAATATCCGCATCACTTGGTATTCGTTGGGCAACTAAAATGTTAGGTAAAAAATGATAGTGGATGGATTTCGTAAATCTGAACTAGTAGACTCGTTGATTGATCACGAAGGACTGGTACTTCACCAATATACAGACAGCGAAGGTTACGCCACAATCGGTGTAGGTAGATTGATTGATCCAGAAAAGGGTGGCAAGATTACAAAAGACGAAGCCATTTATTTACTACACAACGACATAGACGAATGTTCTGCAAGTTTAGATAACAGCCTATCTTGGTGGAGAACTAAACCAGCAAAAATACAGCTGGCATTGATGCACATGAGATTTCAGTTAGGTATGACCGGTGTTCTTAAATTTAAAAAAACTTTAGCTTTGATACAAGAAGATCGTTTTAAAGAAGCTGCTGTAGAAGCAAGAGATTCTCGGTGGGCAAAACAAACAGCTAGACGAGCTAAATATGTAACAGGATTAATAGAAGATGCTTAATTTTGAAGAACTAGACCAAGAGTTTTTAACAGAAGGTAATCCTGCTGTAGATAGAGAAAATATAGCAGCTTTAATTCAAAAGAATTTAACACCAGAAGAACAAGGTAGATTAAACGAAATAATGCCGATGGTTGAAGAAGCTAGTAGTTTGTTATATAAAGCCCAAACTGGACAATTTCCAGAAGATGAACAAAAAATGAGTCCCATAACTTCCCAAGGAATGCCATCTAAGGAAGCTCCGGCTAGGGTAGTACCCCAAGAAGGTCAAATGCAACAGGAGGTGCCTTCTAGGTCTGTAGAGAGGGAAATGCCTCAAAATGCACCTGAAATGATGGCTATTGGAGGAGACACTGCAGAAAAAGCAGTTCAACAACAAAAAGCAGAAGGTCCGGGCCAAGTTGCAGCTGGTCCTGTAGGAATGGTAGATGCACCCGGAGCAGATGAATCTGGCGTAGCTGATGATGTGCCTATGGAAAGTGATGGGTTTGTAATAAATGCTGCAGCTGTAGAACACGCTGGATTAAAAGATATTTATAATATGATAAAAGAGGCAGTAGAATACCTTAAAGAAAATGGTGTAAGTTTAAATACTAAACAAAGCCCTGTTAGTGCAGAAAAAATATTAGTTTCAAATGGTGAAGTGGTTATTCCTGATGTAATTGCAAGAGTAATAGGATATGATAAATTAGAAAAAATTAATAATCGTGGAAAAGAAGAAACAGAAGAAAAAATAGCCCAACAAGAAGAGGTTCCACCACAACAACCTACTCCACCAGTATTACAAGACCAAATGGCTGGTCTTACATAGAGTTTTAACCTCCGGGTTAAATATAGCGTAGGCTACCCGTTTCTTCAACGGCCCCTACATAAAACAACCGAAGTGGCTACCCTAAAGAAGGCCCCACATGAAGGAAACAAAAATGGCGAAAGA